GTTCGCCGCGTTCGCGCGGAGCAGTCAAAAAACGGGAGGAAAATCCAATATGCCGAGAGGCGGCCACAACAAGAAGCGCCCACCCGCTCAATCGGGGCCTATCGCGTTGGCGAAGTGGCCACCGGCCCCGCGACACTTCACGGGAAGTGAGGTCGACTCGTGGAAGCGCATCGGCGTGGCGGCGATGGCGCTCGGGTCGGTCGCCGCTTCGGACCTGGTGCTGGCCGAGCGGCTCGCGCAGCTCGACGCGCGAGTGTCGGAAGCACTGAGCGACTCGGATGCGCAGATGACCGCGCTGTCCGCGATGATGAGATTGGAGGCGGACCTGCTCAATCGAATGGGATTGACGCCGCAGGCGCGCAATACGATTGGCCCGCTGTCAAAGCCGAAGCCGAAGACGGCGCTCGATGAGTTCTAATCCGGCAATCGCGCAGAGGCGGAAGAAGGCCGTGAAGCCAAGGGCGGCGAAGAAGCGCGACCACGTCAAGATCGCGGCGGCATTCTCCGCGTCGGTTCTGGATGGCTCATTCCCGGCCGGTGAGCTCCTGGTGGCGGCCGTCCGGCGCCAGGTCCGGGACCTGCAGCGGCAGAGTGAGGACGGGTTCCCGTACATCTTCGACGAGGAGGTCGGGGCGAAGGCCTGCCGCTTCCTCGAGCTGCTGCCCCACGTCGAGGGACCGCTGAAGGGGAAGAAGGTCCAGCTTGAGCCGTGGCAGGTGTGGGCCGTGCTCGTGGCCTATTCCTGGACCAATCGAGTGACGGGCTACCCACGCTTTCGGCGCCTCACGATGTTCCTCAGCAAAGGGCAGGGGAAGACCTTCCTCGCGGCCGGGCTCGCGCTGCACACGATCGCCACCGGGACCTTCGGCGAGAAGGTGTTCTCGGCGGCGACGACGCGGGACCAGGCGGGCCTGTCGTTCCAGACGGCGCGGATGCAGCTCAACCTGGCGCCGGAGGTGCGGGACCACTTCGGCCTGGTGGTCGAGCAGCACCGGATCGTCCGGCCGGAGTCGAACTCCGTGTTCAGGCCGGTGAGCTCAGAGGCAAATTCAGCCGAAGGGATCCTGCCGGCGTTCATCCTCGAGGACGAGATCCACGCTCACAAAACCCGCGACCTCCACGACAACCTGCGCAGCTCCGCGGCGAAGCTGCCCTACTCGAGGCAGGTGGTGATCTCGACGGCGGGCTTCGACATGAGCCCGCAGGCCATCGGCTACGAGGTCTACTGCTACGCCCGGGACATCCTGACCGGCGCGGTGCAGGACGACTCCCAGTTCGCCCTGCTCATCAGCGCCGACCGCCAGCTCGACCCGTGGGACCCGGCGACATGGCGCCAGGCCAACCCGAACCTGGGCGTGAGCATCGACCCGGTCGAGGTGGCGAACGAGGCGAACGAGGCGAAGCAGGTCCCGACGAAGCAGCCCAGCTTCTTCACGAAGCGCCTGGGGTGGTGGGTGCAGTCGGCGAGCTCGTGGATGGACCTGGGGGCCTGGGACAAGTGCCTCGACCCGAACATGAAGCGGCAGGACTTCGACGGCCAGGCGGGCTTCATCGGGCTCGACCTGGCGCAGACCCGGGACCTGACGGCGCGGGTGGCGGTCTTCACCGAGCACCGGGACGACGGCCTGCACTACTTCGCCTTCTGCCAGGCCTACGCGGCGGAGCAGTCGCCGACGTTCAAGGGCGGGAACGACTCCCTCCGGGTCTGGGCGGACATGGGCCTCATCACGACGGGCTCCGGCGCCGCGCTCGACCTCAACATCGTGCGCGACGATATCCTCGAGGACGGCGCCCGGAACCCGGGCTCCGAGGTCTGCTACGACGCCCACTTCGCCGCGCAGCTGGTGGCGGACCTCGAGGGCGCGGTGACGATGGTGAAGGTCCGACAGGGGGCACTCACGCAGTCGGCGCCGATGAAGGAGCTCGAGGCGGCGGTCCTCTCCGGCCGCTTCCACCACGACGGGAACCCGGTGCTCCGGTGGTGCGTCGGGAACGTGGTGGCGAGGGCGGACCGCAACGGGAACATCGCGCCCGACCGGGAGAGCGAGGGCAAGAAGATCGACTGCGCGGTGGCGCTCATCAACGCCATGGTGCGGGCGTCGCTGGGGTCGGATTCGGCCTACGCGAACGGGGAAGGGCTCAGGGAACTGTAACCGCGGCGTCGAGTCAAAGCCGGTCCGCACCCGGGGTAGCGTCCCCGTCGTGGGATTCTGGTCGAGCGTCGCGCGATTCGCCAGCATCAGAGCCGAGCGGACGACGTCCGCCGAAGACCCGCGTCGCCTGAGCGGCCTGGTCTTGCCGACGGCGTGGATCCCCAGGGAACTGCGGATCACGAACGCCCAGGCCGAGAACATCTCGGTGGTCTACGCCTGCATCCGGGCGATCGCCGAGGCGCTCGCGTCGTCCCCGTGGCAGGTGTTCGAGGTCGAGGGCCGCCAGCGCGAGCTCGTGCCGGACGACCCGCTCGCGTACCTGCTGAACCAGCGACCGAACCCCGACATCACCGCCATCGCGTTCAAGGAGGTGCTCATCCACTGGGCGCTGTCCGAGGGGAACGGCTACGCGGAGATCCAGCGGAACCGCCAGGGCACGCCGGTCTACCTGTGGCCCCTGCTGTCCGACAGCATGCGCCCGGTCCGCGACGAGGACGGGCCCCTGCAGTACGAGTACACCGACCTGGACGGCGTCAGGCGCCGGCTCGACGCGCGCGACGTCTACCACCTGCGCGGCCCCGTGAGCGTCACCGCGCTGCTCGGTGACTCGGTGGTCGGCAAGGCCTCGAGGTCCGCGGCGCTCATGTCCGCCGCCCAGCGGTTCGGCCTCTCCTACCTCGCGAACGGGGCCCAGCCGAGCGGCGTGCTGACCTACCCCGGCAAGCTCGACCCGAAGTCCATGGAGCGCATCCGGGCCCAGGTCGCCGAGCGCCAGGGAGGCCTGAAGAACGCCGGGAAGCCGCTCCTCCTCGAGGGCGGCATGCAGTTCCAGGCGACGCAGTCCGACCCGGGCAAGGCGATGATGCACGACACCCTAACCTGGTCGACGGAGGACCTGGCGAGGTACTTCGGCGTGCCCCTGGTGAAGCTCGGCGTGCAGGCCGCGGCGCAGGGGTACGGGACGAACGTCTCCCAGCTGAACCTCGAGTGGACGAGGACCGGGCTCCGGCCGTGGGCGCTCCGCCTCGAGCAGGAGGCGAACGAGAAGCTCTTCCCGCTCCGCCAGCGCGGCAGGTGGCGCGAGACGACGATCGACATGGAGTGGCTCACCCGCGGGGACGCCAAGGCCCAGGCGGACGCCGACGAGGTGCGGATCCGCTCCGGCGTGGAGAGCGTGAACGAGGTGCGGGAGAGGCTCGGCCGGAACACGATCGGGGCCGAGGGCGACATCCGGTTCATCGGCACCGACCTGCAGCCGCTCACCTCGACCCTCATCGAGATCCAGGAGAAGGCCGCCGAGGAGCCGAAGCCGGCGCCCGTCCCAGGCCTGCGCGCCGTGCCGGACGTCCCCGAGGAGCCCGACGAGGACGACGCCGAGGTGTCGGCCCACGCCACCGCCCTCATCGGCGCATGCCTCGAGCGGTACGGATCGCGCGTGCGCGCCCGCAAGCGCGACCTCGAGAAGCTCCACTCGCCCGACCAGGTCGAGCAGCTGCTGGCGGAGGAGCGCGCGCGCCTGGCGCCGAAGGTCTCCGCCGAGGTCATCGCCGCGCTCCGCCTATCCGGGAAGGACACGGTTCCGAACGGTGCCCTGACCACTGCCTGCGCCTCCGTCGAGTCCGGGGTCGAGGCCGAGAAGGCCGCGGCTCACTTCTGGGGAACGACATGACGACGCCGGCCCTCTACAACCGCGCCAGCGCGACGGAAGCGAGCCTCCACCTCTACGGGGTCATCGGCCTCGACATCACCACGCAGGCGGTCTCCGAGGCGCTGCAGGAGGCGAAGGGCGTGAAGCGCCTGAACGTCTTCTGCGACTCGCCCGGCGGCGAGCTCTTCGCCGGCTTCACCCTCCTGGCCCAGCTCGAGCGGTTCGCGAAGACGGCCGAGGTGGTCTTCACGG